ATGAAAAGAACTCTCCTGGCGTTAGCAATCACGTCCACCTTCGCGCTTACAGCCTGTGGCGGCTCCACATCGTCGAGCGAGACCACCACCTCGTCCGCCGCATCGGAACCCAAGGTGACGGCAACCTGCTCCAAGCAGGAGGAGATCAGTGACCCGGATCTGGCTGCTGCAGTTGCATCGGTGAACCTCCCCTCTGGCGCGATCGTGACGTCCGTAAGGCTAAACCGGGACGCCAAGGACTCCGACAAAAAGGTAGTCGCAATCGATACATGCAACCCTGCGATCAAGACCCCTGACGATCTCCGACCGATCGCGAGCGAATATGCGCGCGCACTGCGGGCATCGCCGCTCAGCGATTCCTTGTCGACCGTGTACGTCTCAAGCATTCAATGGGATGGGAAAACCCCCGTGAACGAGGTCAAGCACAAAGACCCATCCTTTCGGATTCACCTGTGGGACGGGAAGGCGCTAGCCGGCGTCGAGAATGGCCAATGGGATGTCGTCACAGGTGGATGAGACCTGCCAATGACAAAAGGCCCCCACCTCGGACGGTGGGGGCCTTCGTTACGTTAGGACCGCTTGGTGCGCTCCTCGTTCCACTTGTCGACGGTTTCTTTTGTCCAGCCTTGGTTGCGGCCGATCATCGCGTCGGGCGGTGGAAATGTCTTGTACTGCTTGACAGTGGCGAGAGTGACGCCGAGGTAGTCGGCGATTTCGCCGCGCGACATGAAGCGGATCACGGCCTCTCCTTGGTTCGGGTACCACTCATAGTAGCACCCTTAAAGATGTCCGAGAAGTCTCTCCGGATCCGGAAACAAACAACTTTCATGACTTGTCATCCATCCTTAAGGGTGCTACAGTTGTGGAACAACAGCAGAGAGGAGGTGAGTGAATGACCGAAAGCCGAATCGCCCTGATCGTCGGGATTGCAACACTGATCACGAACATCTGGATGGCAATCCAGAATCGGGGAACGAGGAAGCGAGGCAAACACCGGAAGCGGAAACGCTGACCTGAGACGGGACCGGGGTGAAGGAGTCACCCCGGTCCCACCTCAAGGGTCCATCATAGAAGTCAACACAGCAAGGAGGCACCAATGCTTCAACGGAACTACGACATCGTTGCGACGATCAGCAGCGCTGCCGTCCTGACGATTCTCTCGGCCCCGTGGCCGCTCTGGATCGTTTGGGGCGGAATAGTGGCCTACCAGGCTCAGAACCGGTTGAGGTTCCGACATGCGTAATCGAATCACTGGATGGCTGTACTGGGCAGCACTCGGAGTGAGTGCCATCGGATTGTTCGGATGCCTCATATCCACCCTCTGGATAGGCGCTCTCGTCTGGATTCTCGTCGGCGCAGGCGCAGCCTACGGGCTGGCCGCCAAGCGGCGAGCATCTGACCAGGCAGCCGCGAAGGTGATCGCAGACCGGGCGGACGGACAGAACCGGGACTACCTCGAAGGTCGACCGTCCGGGGTGCATGGACAGTTCGAGCCGCGAGAACTGCCGTAACGACAAAAGCCCCCCAGCCGCAATGGCTGGGGGGCTTTGTTGTGTTCAATCACGCAGGGATAACGCGCAGGTACGTTCCGGTGCCCGATGCGACGGTTCGGTTGTCGGCGACACCGGAGTTGTTCCACCCCTCGCACGTGAGAAAGTCTCCGTCGGCGACGGTGAGCGAGAACGAATGCGAGAACGTCTGACCGGTCGTCGAACCCTTCGTCCACACGACGACGCCGTTCTTGAGCACGCGCCAGTCCTTGTTCGCCGTTCCGAGAACCGTCCACGCGGAACCGACCTCGATCGTGGCAGTACCGGAACCCTTGACCTGAAGGGCATTGCCGACGACAGTCGAGCTCGCGTCCGCGGTCCACGCAGTGATCGCCGTCCATGTGCTGCCAGACGACAACTGCTGATCACCATTCTTGGTCATCCCAACTTGACTGAAGCGACTACCGGCGCGCACGAATATGTGAGGCATTATGCAAGCCCCTTCAACTCGGCGGTCACGCCCTTGCCTGGTGTGGTTCCGACGCCAGTGACGAAGATGGTCAGGAAGTCTCCAGCCGCGAATGCCCATGTGCCGGTAGACGTACCGCCGGCAACTTGATTTGCTGCAGCAATCGTGGTCGATGATCCTGTAACCGTGGCACCGTTTTTCCGGATCTCGACCACAAGGTTTCCTGAGGCATCAGCGGTCTCGCAGTGGAAGAGGACTTCCGAGAACGTGACCGCGCGTCGCAATTTGATTCCCGCGGGCACGTCGCCGAGGCCTGTCGTACGGATGCCAGACTGCGCCAGGTACGTGATGTCATACGGAGACGTCCCGGCCGTCGGCGTCCGGGTATCCGCGAGACGTGAATCGTTGCCCGCAGCCGCAGTGGACCCGGTCGTTCCGATTGTCAGGCTTGAGGTGCCTGCCCCGATGGCCGTGCGCGCTGCAGCGGCATCAGTGGCCTTGATGACGTTTCGTCCGACCGTCGTCGAATCTGAGATGTCCGCTGCGACATGTGTATGACTCGTCGGAGACTTGCCCGAGAGCGCCCCGGTAAGTCCGGAGACGTCTGCGATCGCGTGCGTGTGACCGACACTCGACTTGTCTGCCAAGCCTGGAACGGTTGGCAGGTCTGCGGTGCCGCCGAGATCGCCCGCGAGTTTGAGCTTCCCTTTGGTGGTGGTCGTAGCGTTGGGCACTCCCCCGGCCACTGCGTCTTCGGCTTGGCCTGCCCAGTATTCGGCCTGTCCTTCGTGACCGAGTGCCGCTACTTCCGAGTCGTGAGCCGCTGCCGCGGACAGTGCTGCAGCATCAGCCGAAGCGTCCGCTGCATCTTTGAAGTCCTCGGCGTCGGAAGCGTGGCCCGAAGCGACATCTGCGAATCCTCCAGCGGCGTCGCGCGCGGCTTCCGACGCACCAACTGCTGCATTGAGGTCTGCGAGCGCTGGGATCGTGACGACGTCGTCGACGATGGCAGTCTCGGTCTGTAGTTGGAACACCAGCGCGAGACCGTCGTTGGAGAGCCGGACGTCCAGCCAGCTGTCGCCTTTGGGTCCGCGTACGACCGGCGTTCCCGGTGTCGGGTAGACCGGCGTGACGAGGGTCAGGTCGACGGCAGTGGATCCGGCGTCTGGATCGGCCGGGTTTGGACCAGGGACATATTCGACCATCTCGAGGTCGAACTTCGTCGAGCTGACAACCGTGCCATCGAGGGTGAGGTTGTAGCTCACCGAGTAGGTGAATGCCGGTGGATTCGTGGTCTCTGAGGGGCAGAGAAGGAACACGCCCTTCTTGCCGTTGTGAGTCAGAAATCCGTTCTGGTCCAACTGAACTGTGATCGGAGTCGGGAAAGCGGTCACCGGTGTGGGCGTCGCCAAGGGTACGAGGATCTGCGTCGCGCGTGGCGTGAACGTCACCGTGCCTTGCACGGGTACGGCATCGGGGAATCCGCCCGAGATTGGATACTCGTCCTCGTCGGGTCCGTCTGCGACGACTGCCAGTAGTCGCCCTACCACCTTGCCGTACTTGGCAGGCTGCAATGTGGCCATCGATTACTCCTATTCAGCCGGGGCGGCAGGGTATTCGTCCGTCTCGGTGCGACAGTGACGGGCGTGGTAGATGTCCTGTTTGTGGGAGCGCTCACGCCACGCGTTGCGACTCGATGTCATTCGGTCATAGCGGTCTTCCATGTCGTCGGCACGCTGCCAGGCCTCGTTTTCGCTCTCACGTATGCGGGCAAGCTCGGCAACAACGGCAGTGTTTTGAGTCTCTTCGCGTGACCGCGCCCCCAGACGCCGAGCCTTGAGCGCGGCAAGTGCGGCTTGGAGTGTGGTTCCACCACCGAAAGCTGTTACAAGAAGGGCTATTTCCGTGGCGGTGAAGCCAAACATTTACCCGCCCTTCGGTGTCAGAGCCCCCGCTAGTCTGCGCAACTGCACATGCCTGGCGAGAAGGTGCAGTGCGTACGCCGTAATGACGGCCGTCTGAGTCAGGCGCGATAGCTCACCGTCGAGGGTTATCTCCCACAGCGCGACGAGATAGAGGCACAATCCGGCCACTACGAGCAGGATTGCCGGGTGCTCAATCAAGTAACGCTCGGTGACCGATGCGAACATACAGAGCGCGCCACCCAGGAGCAGGAATACTCCCCACACTGTGGCTGTGCCCGCTCCGAGCACGTCGGCAATGGTCCGCGGCGTCCAGAGGATCGAAGCGATTCCGGACACCGTAACCACCGCGTACGCACCTGTACGCAGCGACCGCTCAGCGATCGCTGCGAAGACAGGGCGCGGCATGTCAGCTATCCGAGCGGTGTCGGCCGACGTACTCTTCGATCTCGACCACCTGCTTCTCGGTGACGCCATTCGGAGTGAGTTTGATACCCACCACTGTGAAAACGCTGACGAGCAGAAGGACTCCCGTCGTCACCTGCGAGGGAAGATCGACCCCGGCGGAGATCAGCGTCCACACCACGGCGACGAGAAGTCCCACTGCCGATGTGACGGTGTTCGCATATCGCTTCACGATCGGTTGGTCAGCGACCTTCTCTCGGAGGATGTTTCCGAGGATGTCGAGATTCGGGTTGGTCATCAGTTGCCCGCCTTCTTGTCGACGAACCCGGCGATTCCCAGCTTGGCGCCGATGGCGCCGAGGGCATCGACGACGGTGCGGTTGCCGAGCTGCGGCCAGCCGGGGTACTTGCCCAGTTCGGGGGATCCGGTGAGCTGCGCGTTGGTGTCCTGTTCGTACGACATGGTGCCTCCTGGGGTTGACGGGTTGGTGGGGTTGAGAATTGTTTGGGCGTAGCCGATGACTACGTCGTAGGGAAACCCGGTTCCGGGGTCCCAATGGTCAGAGCCGCCGAAGGCTTGTGAGCACTCGTTGTGCCCTGCAATGCCCTTGACGCCTGCCTTCAGGTCGGCGGACGAGCGCCGAACGAGTGGGATTCCGTAGTCCTTCGACCACTTCGCGACGACCTCTGCGGACTTGCGCAGCGCCTTGTCGTAGTCGCGAAGCCACACTTCTCGGGACTGTGCGGCTTGGCCGACAACCGAGATGTGCAGTCCGCCGATATTTGCGGCATTCGAGCCGGCCGCCCAGGGGACATAGTTGTCATCGTTCGATCGGACCGAGGTGCCGAACTTGTCGGTCAGCACGTTGTACGAGCCACCCGCAGAGGGGCTCTGCTGATATCGGGCTACGTCCTGCGCGGTCGTGTTTCCACTGTTCTCGGTGGTGTGGAAGATAATCCACTTCAGTGCGCCTGTATTGCGCGGACCTGAATCATTTGAGGTGTAGATATCGACATCGGCCTTGTATTGAGCCACGTGAATCTCCTTACGGTGCGTAGACCGGCATGGCCCACACGCTCAGGCCTGCCAGGTTGTTGAAGTAGCTCCACGTCGAAGTGCTGCCCTGGCGCACGAGTACGACGTAGAACGTGGTCGTTGCATTAGCAGCGATGACGCCGGTAGTGGAATCGGGTGTCTGCGATGCCGTGCCGAAATAGGGCCGGATGTTGCATTCGGTGGACATTCGCAATGCGATGCCGCGGCCGACTGCCACAACCTGTCCGGTTGCCGAACCGACGCGGACCTCCGCATCGATTCGCTGAGTGACGTCGCTGCCGTTGGGGTAACCCTGCACTCCACCGGTGATGAATGGCCGCCACGCGAAAGGTTGTGCGGGAATTGAAATAGTCGCCACCGTAACCGATGCCGCCGACGAGTTGGACGCAGCCGAAAAGGCTGATTCGCCGATCGTCCAGGGGCCGCGCCATGCCGGATACGGCATAGGTCGCCACTTCGACGTCGCCGCATCCCACGCCGGTACAGAGTCCTGAACCGGCGCGACCGTGTCGTCATAGTCTGGCGCCGTCCGGATCGGGCCGGGACCACCAGGGTCACCCTTCACCCCCGGTCCGCCGCGAGGAATCCCCAGATTGAGAACCTGATTCGGTGCGGCGCCCGACACTTCTGCCGTGGCGGATGCGCCCTGCGCGAGAGTCGTCACCGTTCCGACTGAAATCGACGTCGCGGGACCTTGCGGCCCCTCGGCGCCAAAGGCATTCACAAACGGGTAGAAGGACTCCCCGTCCCAGTACATCACCGAGTTTTCGGAGACGAGCCGGTAGGCGAAGCCTCGGTGTGCGATGTTCAGGGTTGGACGCAATGCGTCCAGTGCGGCGCGGTCGACGATGTCGCCGCGCCACTTCCACGGGTAGGCGGCCGGACCTTCCGGGCCTGGACCGCCAGGATTGCCGGCGCGAAGCTCGAGCAATCCTTCGCGCGGGGTGACCTGGAAGCTGTTGACGGTGTTTTCCAGGCCGACGCCGTCGTCCACTCCGCGCATTGTCACATTGGTGAGATATTCACCGACAGTTGCCATTTGAAGTCCTCAAATCACTGGGAGGGCGTAGCAGATGAGGTAGCAATGCGACCTCCACCACGACCAGTTGTTTTCCATCTTCGAGCGCTCCATCGACAGGAGTAACGTCGTCGGCTCGCCAGCGGGGATGATCAAGTCCGACGTTCCCGAGGTCACCTTCGGGCTGAGCATCGGTCGAATGTTGACCTCGCCGCCAAGCGCTGAGGTGGCCATCGATTCCCACCAGGGATTCACTCCGATGGCGCAGGCTGGACCGTTGACGTTGTTGATGCGCACATATCCCACGACGTTGCTCTGCGACCTGGTGCCGCCGGCAACGGCTCGGAAGGATCCCATGACGAAGGGCTGCCAAGGAAACGGCAGTGGTGGAATTTCGAGTGTCGCCATTGTGCGCTTGGCGTCGGAGATGCCGGTCTCGTCGGCATGAATATCCGCCTGCGCCGTCTGCCATGGGCCAAACCCATTCGGAAAAGGCAACGGTCGGTACTTCTTGGTTCCTCGATTCCATCCGAACAGGGAGCCGTTCGAGGGTCCGAGAGTGTTGTCGTAGTCGGCGGACTCGACGATTGGTCCCGCGGTGCCGATCGGCCCCTTCTCGCCCTTCTCGCCTGCCGGGACGGTGACCTTCAGTGTCTGCCCGCCGGGCACATCTGCGATCTGCGCCCCGGCAATCGAGAGTTTGGGGTCAGACACCGTTCCTGCCGCAGACAAGGAATAGGGACCGGGTGGAGGCCCAGGCGGCCCTACCGCGCCAGGTGAGGAAACCCAGCCGATCTCAGTCCATGTTTCCATTCCGTTGGTTGCAAGGTTGTGCCACCAATGTCCGAAATCTCGGTCGGCTGGATCGAGAAGTGTGAGTGCCGCTGCGTTGGTCACCGTTCCGCGTTTGACCCAGGTAGTGCGCGGTCGCCCGCGCGGTCCTTGGTCACCCTCTCGTCCCGCAGGCAGTGGAAGCAGTGCCGCGTATTCGTCGACCTCGACCTCGGCGGTGGTCACAGGCAGTCCGAGCGTGTCCATCTCCCGCGTAATCTTCACCTTCGCGGTGAATGTCACGTCCGACATAGGGTCCTCCCGGTAGTTGTCAGAACAGTCCGAAGAAGTCGGCTTCCATGCCGACGTCCTTCGAGAGAACCGAAATCACCTGCGCGAGTTGGCCGAGCCGATTCCAGCCCATGACGGTCGGGTCTTCGTCCGCTGCGCCATCGCCGATGGTGAGCGTCCATGTCGACGCCACAGTCCGGTTGTCGGTGAACAGGTCTTCGGTGATGTAGTCGGTGAAGATCAGGTCACCTAGTTGGAAGCCGATCTGATCGCCGTTCTCCATGTGAAGTCCGTAGATATACGGCGCATTGTCGTGCACTGTGACTTTGTGGCTGGTGTAGCCGCGGGTGTCGTGCAGGCCTTGTAGCTTCGCCATCTGTCCATCGATGGTGAACGCTTTCTCGGAGCCGGTGACGAAGTGATCGCGCCACCGGTACGGGCCGGAGCGTTGCACTCGACCCCGGTCGATACCGACGTCGAAAGCGAAGAACACATCGTCGAGCTGACCGCGGTACAGCGCATCCAATCCCGGCAGGCCGATGAGCATTCCCAGGAACGAGAGCATCTGTTTGATGGCGATGTCGATGGCAGCGTTCACGTACGACGGAGACCGGCCGCCGACATACACGTCGGAGGCCATGGGTTTGTGGATCGCGATCTCGGATTCGCCGATGCCGTCAAATTCGTCTTGGAAGTACCACACCCACGGCAGTGCCGTTTTCGTTCCCAGTGGCCCGACCTTGCCGTACGCCTGATCGCCCTCGTAGTCGTACTCGGCGTCGAAGTTCGGGTAGCGCACCGGAGTGGTGCCGTCCTCGAGCAAGTCCTCGACCCAGGAAATCAAGCCGTCGAGCGCTGTACCGGTGGGGCCGGTGACACCAGACTTGTCCTTGATGCGAAGAACGATCGTCGGGACCTCGAGCCAGAAGTACTCGGGCGCCGGCTGCTCATCCTCCTCCGGAAGAAACATCTCAGCCGTCAGAACAAGACCCGCGTCGTCGAGCCAGCGGTCGATGAATGGCGACGCCATGTCGAAGCGTGCAGCACCGCCGCACCACTTCGAGGTATCCGTCGCGGCATTGACCGGAACGACGGCGATTGGGAACACTGCGCCGCGCTGTTGTCGGTAGACGATGTTCGTCGACAGGTACGACGCAACAACTGTCGCCGTCGGTCCTATCTTGAAGTCGTGGCGCGGCAACTGCGCATACAGTGATCCGCCCGGAGAAGCCCACAGGCATGTCGTTGCGACATGGTTCCAGTCGCACAGCGCCGACACCTCGATGGTCTCGGTGCCGTCCTTGTCGCGCAGCAGCGCCACGCGGTCGACCTTCCCGGACCATCTCGCGCCGGTGGTGTCCGAGGTGATCGGGATCATGGCGTCTTCGCCGTCGGGGTTGTTCAGCAACAAGTCCCGAAACTGGGTGTCGTGCGGCAACGTCATTGCGAGCGCGCCGACCTTGTTCCGCTTCTTTCCGTGCTGCAAGCCGAGATACGACCCTTCGACGCCTTCCTCGACCATGTTCTTCGACCAGAAACGCACGTACGCCTCTGGCGCCCGCCATTCGTTCTGCTCGTCGAGGTACGCCTGATCCATCCGGCGAGACTCGACATGCGGATCCCATACCGGTGCCGTCATCAGTAGGGCCTCGCGCCACGCGGCGTACCTGTGGCGATGAAACTCGATGCAGTCGTTCCGCCTTCAACGCGCACGATGATCTCCTTGCTCGTCCAGGGTGGAATCGAATACAGCCAGCGACGACCTTTGAGTTGGCCCCACACATTGCGACCGTTGAAACCGCCTGCCGCGGAATAGACTCGGGCGGTCGGTCGACGTTTTCCGGTGTCGATCCGCAAAGTCTCGCCCGCTTCGAGCATGGGAGTAGCCACCAGTCGCAACGCATCCGGATCATCGATCGGATCTTGAATCCACCAGCGCCCAGGACCGTTCATCGTGTAGGTCGGCCACTGAACCATGCCTGCGGCATTGCGAACATTGACCTTGCCCTCGTTCGATCCGAGTTCATTCGTCCAGGTGACCTGCTCGTCGAAGGAGCGGTATGCCGGATCCATCGCGGTCACACCCATCAGGTACGACTCGCAGTAGTCACCTGCCGGGTCTACGTCGCCGAGTGGCTCGGGCGCGGAGTCGAGCTGCACTGGTGAGAACGACCATCCGTTGTAGCGCGTGAAGAATCCGAGGTGTCCGGGGCGGTCCGCTTCGACGCTTCGCCACCACTCGTCATGACGGGCGAAGAACTCGCGCGAGGTTCGGCCCTCGATCAGAATCGGCATGTCGAATTCCCTTTTGCCGCGTACTGATCGGAGGAAAGTCGCGCCGTCCTGTTTCGCACCTTCGGACGTCAACAGATCGAGCGAAGCGAAGACGTGCCCCTTCATTCCTGATTCCAGGGACACGCCTTCGTCGCCCGCGTTCACGCCCGCGAGATGCCAGCACTTACCCGGCGACCCATCAGCCCTCGGCGGCCCGATGTAGACCAACTTGGTTGCCTCGGATTCGAGGATGCTAGCCACGTCCGAAACCTCCCGACCGTTGCTGTGCCAACGACTTCCGTCGCTGGTTGCGCTGAATGACCTTCGCGACCTGGGTGTCGGAGTTTCCGTTCATGTTGAACGTGTCTCCCCCGCCACCGCGGCTGCCGAGACCGACGCCGACCGCAGTGTTGAGCATTTCCTTCCAGTTGTCCTTGAAGTAGTCCTCCCACTGTTTGCCTGCGTTCTGCGCCCACTCGGTCCACTTATCGACTTCGGGATTGCCCTGCGCGCCTTCGCCATACGACGACTCCACGCCGGACCCGCCGATAGGTTCCGTCAGCCCTGATTCCAAGCCGGGCTCGACAGCGCCGAGGGAATCAACCACGCCAGTAGCCTCTCCTGCAGCGGCACCAGTGGTGCCGAACAGATCCGGCACAATACCCTTCAGCTGATCGCGCACACCGAGAACCGCATTGACGATCGGGGACGATTCCTCGACTCCGAACGACTCACGAAAACCGGGCGTGAACTCCCCGGCGCCGAGCAAGCTCTGAGCGCTCGTGAACGCGGGCGAGGTGACTACGCTCTCGAAGTGCTCGAGCGCTGGCACGAGGGAAACGAGGTGAGGGACCAACATCTCCCACGCCTTCGTTTCCGATGGAGAAAGGACACGCTCGGGCGCAAGAACGTTCTTTGCCATGTACCCGACGCCAGTCGCTAGACCACCGTCGTCATACCAGCCGTTCGCCTCCCAGAACCGCTTTGCGGCAAGCGGATCTCCGTATCGATCCTTGATGTATCGGGCGCCGGCCGCCCCCTGAATTCCAGGGTTCGGGTTCATGTCCGGTAGGTACTGATCCTTCGTTGATCCCAGGAACTGAAACAGTCCGTAGGCCCCTGAAGATGGGTTGACCGCCTCTGGATTCCAACCCGATTCCTTGCCGATGATCCAGTCGGCCGCAGCCCACTGATCTCCGGAATCCCAGCCATATGGCGCGAATGCTGCCTTGACCTGATCGGCCGTCGGGCCTGACCCTGGGACCGCACTTCCACCCGATGAGGTGTCCTGTTCGTCGGCCTTACCGAGCAGCCAGTCGCGGACCTTGTCCTTCATGTATCCGAACACCGTCTTCGGGAGTTGACCGATCATCGAGTCGCCGAACGTGGGGATGGCATTCCCGATAGGATCGATCACCTTGTCGAAGGCATCCGCGACTCTATTCCGAAGCCAGTTCTTGATCGCTCCAAAGAATCCACCGCCGCCTGAATCGGAGGAAACGAGCTTCCCGTCCGAGTCGACCATCTGCCGCATGGCCCAGTGGACGTGATCGTAGTGATCTGCATCCGTGGCAGCGCCGTAGTTGAGAGGCGCACCGGCCTTGAGGTTCTGCCATCCATCCAAAGGTGCGTGAATGAGCTCCTCGACCGGCTGTGTGTTGTTCAGTTCGTAGATCCACCTGGCCATTTGGGACATTGGGCCCGCGAGGTCGATGGCTGTTTGTCCCATATGATTGTCGAAGCCGGATCCAACATCCGCGTAGCGCGTGCCCGATGTGAGGATTGCATTCGGGAAGGCTGTTCGAACTGCATCCCACATCGAATTCTGAATGCCGGATGTCAGCTCCGCGCCATTGGCGATCGTTCCGCCGGAGGCATATCCGCCAAGGAACTTCTTCACTCCCTGGACGCCGCCATTTGATGCCGACGCGTTCACGGAATTGATCCACCCAGGGCCGAGCGCTTTCGTCACCTCGGGCCGGACAATACCTTCGCCACCCCCGAGGTTGATCGCCGTCGAACCATCGGTCGAGACGAACCGCATGTTGTCCACGCCTGGCGAATAGCCAGGCAGAACCGCGGTGCCCTTGGCGTAGTTGCCGAGTTCTCCGAGTTGAGCCTCGGGAAGTTCCGGCAGATTAAGCCAGCCGGCCACCTTGTTCCACGCGCCACGAATGCCGTTGTTGTAGACAGTCTCCACGACGAACCTGACCGGCTTTGCGACGATTCCCTTGATGCCATCCCACACTCTGCCGATGAAATCGACAGCCGTTGAGAAGCTGTTCTTGACAGTCTCGAGCCCCTCCTTGAGTCCGTCCCACGCTTTCTTGATGACGTTCTCCCAGACCCAGGAAATGCCAGCACCCAGGCCGTCCCATGCGGGCTTGATGACGTTCTCCCAGACAGAGCGGAACAGGTCGCCGACCGCACTCAGCCCTGCCTGCAGGCCGTCCCAGGCTGGGCGGATGACGTTCTCCCACGCCCAACTGATGCCCGCGGCGAGACCATCCCATGCGGGCTTGATGACCGAGTTCCATACCCAGGTGAAGAACTCCCCAATCTTACCGAGGGCTACCAGCAGAGCATCCCAGATCGGCTTGATGATGTTGTTCCAGGCAAAAGAGATTGCGTCTTGAATGCCCTGCCAGGCAGCCTGAACGATATTGCGGAAAGTCTCAGACTTGTTGTAAGCAATGACAATTCCGGCAACGAGCAAGGCAATGATCGCCACAACTGCGCCGATGGGATTGAGAGCCATCGTGCCGTTGAGGAGCATTTGAATCGTGTTCCATGCCGTCGTCGCCGCAGTGATGCCGATGACAGCGAGCTTGTAGGCCAGGAACCCGATTGCCAGTGGAGCGATGATCATCCCAATGGTCTTGAGGGTTTCCGAGTTTCGACCAACCCAGTCGGCCATATTCTCCAGCGCTTCGAGAACACCACCCTGGATCGCGCGTTTGAGATTCTCGACTGCCGATCCCGCGTTGTCATTGAGCGTTGCCGACATTTCATCGGTGGCGCCAGTGACATCTCCCATCACGTCAGGCGCGCCAGACAGGGATTCGAGGAACATCGGGATCTGATCGACTGACATGTCTTCGAGCGGTGAGCCGAAGAGGGCGATGGCAGTATTCGCCCGCGTGGAAGGATCTTCGATTCCCAGCAAGGCATCTGCAGTCTTCTGCAGTGCATACTGGGCATTCTCGCCACCGACCGCGATGTCGCTCGCCATGAGTTGTGCGTCGAGGCCCATGGACTGGAACGCCTCCGTCGACGATGCCGACATATCGGATCCACGAATAGTGAATTCCTTCAGCGCATCACCAGTCTTGTCGAGCGCAAACTTGCCTTTACTCGCAGCGTCGATCAGGAGGTTGAAGGAAGATTCGCCGTCGAATCCCAGTGCACGAAAGTTTGTTCCGTACTCCTGCAGAATCTCCGGCAGTTCATCGCGCATGCTGACGGACACTTCCTGCATGCCGCGCGTCATCATGTCGAACGCCTGATCGGCGTTGTCTGCGAGACCGTTCTGCATGAGCATTCCCGCGGTCTGCACAGACCCCGACACGTCCTGATCGAAGACCTTCGCGAAGTTCGACGCCTTCGCCGAAAGTTCCTCCAGGCGTGCGCCGCCCATTGTGTCAAGTGACCCGAACGTCCCGCCCACTGCAGCAACGGATGCGGCGACATCTTCCATAGATTCGCCGATGCCGTCCGCGTACAGGTTGCCCGCTACCTCGCCGTATCGCTTCGCCTCTTCTGGCGTTTCGCCGAACGATGCAGCGAGCTTGGAGCCGAGTTGCGACTTCTCCAGGCTCTGCGTTGCCAGATCCATTGCAGATCCGATGCCCGCCGCAGCAATGGCCAGGCCGCCGAGCTTCTTTGCGAGATCAACCGCTCCGTCCGCGTTGCGCTCCTGCGCGTCGGTCGAATCGTCGATCGAATCCGCTTCGTCGTCAGCACCGTTGGCAGCACGTGCGCGCGCCTGAGTTAGGTCATTGACCGCACGCAACCTGTTGGAGACGGCAGTGTCTCGACCGCGCTCCGCCGTAGCGAGGCGCTCCTCGGCTGCCGCGATCTGCGAGACCGTCGCAGTCCCCTTGTCTCGCAACTCCTGCAGCTTCAGTTCGGCAACACGAACCTTGCCGGCGGCATCTGCTTCCTTGCCGCGCGCAGCAGCCAGCTTTGCGGACGCCGCCTCGACTGTCGACTGCGACGCGGACATGCCGCCGGCCATTCCACGACCGACCGCACGCCCGGCGTCCTGCCCTGCCTGCTGACCGGCCGCTACGATCGGCGCACCGATCAACTGCGACAGGTTGCCCGAGATGCCCTGCATACTGGGGATGATCGGAAGGGTTGCGTAGCCGATTGTCGCCACAAGGCACCTCGTCTCTATGGAGTTTTTCGACCAGCGGGGATCCGCTTGCGTTGGCGGTACTGGCGTTTGATCTGCTCACGCCGTGAGGTGTCCGAAGGTTTCACCTTGACCGGCTTCGGGCGCGCGGGGTGAGGTTTGCCGGACATCACGTGGATGAGATCGGCGAGCAGGTACGTCTCGTCGTCCCAGCGTGGTCGCCCGCCATTGAAGTGCGTCACCAGCGCCGATTCGCCTGGGAGCCGCCGAAGCCTCACCCATACCTCGCGAAGGGTGAGGCGCCGGCAGCCGTCCTCGTCGAATCGCCACAGGTCCGACAGCCGAAGGTGGTGATATTGCGAAAGGTCGGCCTCCACCTTGTCGCGCAACTCGTCGTCACGCAGAAGCTGGAGGAGGCCCGCTATTCCCCCGCGTCTCCGCCGAGCTCCTTGGCGACAAGCTTGAACAGCTCGAGCGTGTCCGAGCGTCGAGGCTTCGGGTCCGAGACTGTGTACTTGAAGTACGTCCGCTGACCGAAGATTGACGCCAGGAACACGCCGAACTGGTTGCGCTCGTAGGCGATCGCCGTTTCCTCGTCCCATTCGAGCGGGTCGGTCTGATCGGTCGTGAACGTCATGCCCCAGAAGTCGATCGAGATCTCACCACGTTCGACTTCGCGCCGAGCGGCCGACTTGCGCGGGGCCTTCCGGTCCTGCGGCTGGGGCGCGTCGCGCGGAATACGACCGGCGGACCGTCGCTCGCGACGGTTCTGTGGGCGACGCCGAACAACCTGCGGTTCGTTGATGTCCGGGTCGACGTCCTCGTTCTCGTAGTCGTCGTGTTCCGGTTCGCGGCGTCGATCCCGTCGGTCGAGGTCCTTGCCCCAGGATCCGTCGACGACCTCGCCTTCGATGCCGTCTTCTTCGTAATCGTGATCGTTTCGGTTACTCATGGGTGCGGGTTCCTTTCGGGTTCAACTGGAGCCCTTGTCGTCTGACGAGGGCGGGTGCAATGGAGACGACGAGGTCGTATACGAGATCACGCACAAATCCCTCGCCTAGCAATTCGTCGTGAAGCCGCAAAAGTTGTTCGGCAGTCGTTCCGTCGGGTTGTTCGTCGGCCTGCTTCGCGAGTTCCCTGCGGTACTCGAGCGCGCCGGCCGCAAGCCTGCTGCGCGGTTCGGTGTAGTTGCCGTCTTGGTCGACGGCGCCGATCTTCTTCGCGAAGTCGCGGATCTCGTCTTCACTCGGTTTCTGCATGCGGGTTCCTCGATGGTGATGCGGGTTACCTGGGAATCACCCCGGCCCTGAACCCGCACGGAAGAGGGCCGGGGTGACGATCAGGACTCGTCCGGCTTGACTGGACGAGAGGTCTTGCTGCGGGCAGGCTTCGGGTCCGATTCGACCACCGACTCAGACTCGTCCGATGTGGCAGCGTCGGCGTCGTTGAAGACGGCAGTCGGCAGCGAAGGATCGACAGGCTGGACAACCTCCGCGAATTCGGGGGCGGTGTCCAGGCCGAGAACCTTCTCGACGTACTCCTCGACGAACCCCTCACGCAGAAGGTGCTCAGCCGAAATCGGGTCGTAGCTGACGACGTCACCTTCGTGTCGACGACCGCGATCCTTGATGAACTTGACCTTGACGAGATCACTCATGCCGCCACCTGCCGATCGAAGAGCTCATTGGCTCCGTTGGCGAAGAGGGAGTACTGAACTTCCCACTTCGTGATGTCCGCCTCGTTGCGGTTGTTGTTGGGGACCCACAGCTGCGCGAGCTTCGTGGTGAACTGACGCTCGGCGGCCTCGACGTCGGACTGAGTCTCGAATGCGAGCCAGCGGTACACCGGCTTCGGCATGACGATCTTCGTCGCGGTCGAGCCGGGGAAGATGATTGCGCGGGTGACTTCGTTGTCCTCGAGGATCGAGAACGTGCCACCGACCTCGAAGTCCTTGAACGACTTCTTGATCAGACCGGCACCCCAGCCGTACGCCTTGGTCTCGGAGTTCGAGCGCTCCTCGGCGATACCGTCGTTGAGCAGGCCGACGTCGAGGAATCCAGCCGGCATAGCGGCATCGATGTCGGTCGGTAGGGCGGGTCGTGTGGCGTCAGCAGATACGTAGATCCACGCGTCGCGCCAGATGTTGACATTGTCGGCGTCTCTCGCCATGGCAATAACCCCTCTCGGGTTCGTGATGAGTTGGATTCGAACCGTGCGGGTTCTCCACCCGGAGGGGTGGTGGAATATGTTGTGCTACAAAGCGATCGTGCGGGCCTGCACCTTGACCGTGAAGGATGCCATCAGGCCGCGGTTGTGAGGGTCGCGTGCATCGAGGATGCTGGATGGGTCAGTTATCGTGGCAACCCCGGGTACGTTGCGGCATGTCAGGATTCCGCAAGACAGGGCTGCGATCTCACGTGCCAAATCACGCCCGATCGCCCAGACAGTGACGCGCACGCGAGGCTCGGTGATAATCGGCCACTTCACCGGTCCGCCGTCATCGAAGACCCCGACATGGGGCGGCGCGTCTTCTGGCATCCAGTTTGACGGCAACCCCAGGCTTACAGTCACTGCCGGGACGGGAGAAAGGGGTGGAAGTTGAGCATTCAGGAAGTTGCAGATCGGACGAATCGGATCGGCGGGTATGCGGATCGGGTCGCTCACTTGACCTTGACCTCCAATCCGACAGACGCCGCTGCCCGCGTCAGTGCCCCATCCGCGGCCTGCAAATGCGCTGGGACAGACACAGACGCAGCCTGGCGGTCAGTGGTGTACTCACTGACCTCGGCCTCGTCACCGATTTTCTCGGCGACCTGCCGAGCGGCATCGTTCATAACTGCCGCCATTTCCGGGCTACGAAGGATCTCCCGAACGCCGCCGCGATTGAGGCGGAACGATGGCTGGCTAGCCATGGATCACCCCTTGCCTGCGCTCGCGAGTACTTGCAGACCTTGGCGGCCGGTATTGAATGCGGACCGCCAATCGAGGATGCGAATCTTGCAGCGCACACCGCGTATCTCGAGGTCGTCTTCCTCTGTCAGGTCAACCTCTCCGAGAAAGAAGACTGTGTAGTCAACCTTCTCGCCGTTTCGCCCCAATGAGCGTACGGCCGCCGAGGCGCCGGGTGCGACAGCGCGTGCAAGTAGGGGCTTCGGAATCCCCGTACCGCCCACCGGATTCTGATACTGGTCGTACTTTGTCGCTCTGTGGCGAATGACCTTCTCTGTCATGGCAGGCTCGGCAATCGGTAGCGGTCAAGGATTGCGAGTTCATGACTGAAGAACTTCACGCCGCCCTCGCTTGCTCCGAAACTGAAGGGACCGATCGTTTCCGCGACCTGGCCAGCAGGTGTTGCTACTGCCCGCGAGACTGCGTCCAGCAGAACCGAAACCAAATCCTCGGGCGCCTGGGTGTACCCGTGAGTGGCCTGGACGACAACACCTCGGTAGCGGTCTGTCCACGCCTCACGTTTGCGTAGTGTGCCGTCTTGTGACCACTCAACATCGGAGATGAGAGCCCCGTTGTCGGTGACCGACTCAACGGACACCAGCCTCAGCGTCGGAAGGCTGAGAACGCGCCCCGCTGGACCATCCACCGTAAATGTCTCAGACATCAATGGGGTGATGTGCCACCGGCAGTAGGAGCGGATCGCAGCGACGACTCCATCGAATCGCGACTGATCCACACTCGTACCACTGGCAAACTCCTGATATTCGGCGAATGGAATCAGCGGGGCGGTCACTATGCCTCCTTGTTGCGAGTTCGGCTGCGCGCCTTGTTGAGAGGTGGCGACGCCGCCTTTGTGATCGGCTTGAGCCCGCGCTCGGAGGCCTCCGCATCAGAGAGCAGCACGGTGTGCGGCAACCCTCCTACTTGGATTTCGTACTCACGCACGGGATCTCCTTATGCCTTCGGGGTGTTCGAGAGGGTGAGCTTCACAAACCCGAGCGGCTGTCGCACGGCGAGTGCGACCCGCTCTTCAGCACGGATGGTGACCAGGTTGTTGGTGAAGTCATCCTCGTTGGAGTTGGTCGCCTCGACGCTGACGCCACCCTTTCGGTACAGCGTTGCAGCAGAACCGAACGCGCCGACGAGAACAGTGCCGGTCGCAATGGCCGGCGTGACTACCGTTCGAAGTCCCCACAGGGGCGGGTTCTCGAGGATTCCGCCCTGGCCGTACTGCCCGGAGAAGAAGCCGCCGCCGAAGTACTGCCCGTTGGCATCCTTCGAGAGGCGGAACTTCTGGTAGTCGGCGGGGTTGATCACGATGCCGTCGGCGTTGAGTGCCGATGCTGTCGAGATCTTCGTGATCGCGCGGAACACCGCGTCCGGGTTGTCCTCGAGATTGGCCGAGGCTTCGGTCTGGATGCCGGAACGGTTGAGGATGCCGGTCTGGTTCTGGCCCACGCCGCTACCGTTGAGCAGTTGCTGCTCCTCGAAGTTGGCGAGCTTGTAGAGCAGTCGGCCGTCGATCTCGGTCTTGAGGAACGGTGCATCCTCGATCAACTCGTCGGTGATCTTGATCCAACCGGCGATCTTCTTCAGTGCGTCAACCACTGCGGTGGGGTTGACGAAGTGCAGCTGCGGCTTCTGCGTTCCCTCGGCCACGTTGGCGAAGTCGCCTTCGGCCGCACCTTCAACCAGGTAGCTGATGGCATTTCCGGAGATCTGCCCCTTGCCGAGAAGGTCTGCAATGACGAGTTGCGGGCGGTACGCCTGCATGATCGTCTTGTCGAAGTCCGTCAGGTAGGGCACCCCTGCCGACCAGCCGGTCAGTGCGTGGGTGTCACCCGCGGCTTTGAATTCAGGGGCGTTGATCGAGAACCGCTGCCCTCGTCCACGGAACTGCAGTAGCGTCGGTCCAGCCTCCTTGACGAAGTGCTCACCGAGGCTGCGGACCTTGGCGCCACCAGCTCGCTGAGACTTCGGCTCGTCTCCCGCTGGGTCGGTACCACCCTCGGCGCTGGCATCCGCAAGCGCGTCGAGAGCGCTGAGGGTTTCGGCCGCTTCCTTCGCCTTGGCGATACTCGCGTCGAGGGTTTCGACCTCGGCGACCAGAGCGGCGATCGCCGCAGTCTGCTCTTCGGTCAACTCGGCCTTCGCAGCCTTGGCGCCGTCGACGATTGCCTTTGCCTCTGCCAGCTTGGCAGCACGCTTTTCCTTGAGATTCATGAGAGCTCCTTAAGCTCCAGAAGGGATAGTTCGATTGCTGCCAGGGAGACGGACGGGCTTGGCGTGGTCTGATCCGGCGACGCCTTGGTGGGCGTCCCGGTAGACGGTTCCTTACCGCTGGTCTGGTCCTGGTCTTTCTTTTCGTCCCCGTCATCGGGGATCAGGTTTCGGAGCGCAACCGCGCCGGCTTCGAGCTGGTCGGCGGTCTCGCGAATTGTGGTCTCGTTCTTTGCCGAGAGAACGCGGCCAGCTTTGGCGGCCAATGCATCCGCCGCAGACTTGACAGCGAGGATCTCGGTTTCCTGATTTGCGCCAATGGGCACAACGGAGACTTCGTAGAGCTTCACCTCGTCGAGCGAAACATGGTCAGGCAAACCGTCGCCAGCTTTGACGTCATGCTTTTCGACGACGTCGAATGCGAAGGACATCTGGCCGACTCGACCGCCCTTGAGTAGGCGGTAGACCTGCCTACCTTTAGGAGAGTCGAGGTCGAGTTGCGCGTGAATTTTGAGGCCGCGGTCATCCTCGGCCGCAGATACAACTCCACCGACGTTGTAGTCAGGATCGGACATGTTGTGTCCCCAGAGCACCGGTAGGACGCCCCCGGATTCGGACCATTCTTTCAGCGACTTTTCGAAGGCGCCCTTGGCTACAACTTCGCCGTATGAGTCGACATTTCCGAAAATGCTGGCGTAGCCGATGAATTCACCGTCTGCGAGACCGTCTCGCTCGTCTTCCTTGACGCGAATCGCGAAGTCTTTCACCTTCACGGTTGCACCTCCTCGGTGTCAGGTGCCCCGCCCGGCTGTTCGGTCGCGGAAGCTGTGGGTGTCTGGTTGAGATTGGCGACGAGTAGTGCCGCATTGCCGCCGAGCGCAGGCATGTTCTGCGTAGCCCGAGCCTCGTCGGCTGTCATCCAAGGGCTGCCCACCGCCGTCTGCAGCGATGAAGCTTCCTCCTCGAAGGACCCGCGCATCTTCTCTTTGACGTTGAACTCGACGATTTGATCGGGTGCAATTCGAGGGGCAAGGAACGTGTTGATGCGGTCCTGAATCATGCGCAACGTGGGACCCAGCGTGTCGGAGTACAGCATTCGCGAGAACTCTTTGACGTTGGAGTAGTTCGCATTGTCGAGGATTCCGACCATCACCGGGTTGACGTGGTAGACGCTCGCGACTGTGGTCAGGGCCAGTTTTGCCGAGTCGATGTACTCGTCTTCCTTGGAGGAGAAACCCAGCTTCTTGAATTCCATGCCGTCTTCGAGCAATGGCGTTCCGCCGGCATTGATTCCGGTGTTGCCGGTGTAGCTCTCCTTGTACTGCTTGACCCATTTCTCCTTGGCTGGACCCTGCCAGTCAGGTGCATCCGCCGGCCTGGTGATGTACGCATCGATCCGGCCGCCGTTGTCCCACCGCTGTTGCCGATACCGCTGTGCCGAAATCTGCTCACTGAGGATCGATTTCAAGGCCGATACGGGCGAGCTCCCAATGCGCGTGTCTTCCGGATTCCAGCCATGGAAGACGAGCATGTCCTCCGACTTGATGACGATCGACTCCGTCACCTCGGGCAGCGACACTTCGTAATGCAGAATGGCGAAGGCGCCGTCCGTCTTCGTGTCGGTGATCCATGTCGGGCGGATAGGTCGAATGATCCACCCGCTAGTCGACTTGTCGTCGGGCGCCACAAACCAGTACGCAATGTCGTAGAGCGCCAGAGTTGCAACCAGGTCGAAGATCAATTCGTACGTCGTCTGATCAGGGTTCGGTGTCCTGATCAGATCCGCGAGTGGCCCCTCTTTGGTGCGTGCATTGTTTCCGTCGACCCCGGGCTCGAATACGTGAAGGCCGAGCTGGGCGACGTTACGGGCCAGGAAGTTGGTGACAGTACGAAGGTTTGGTTGATCTCTCCACAACTTCTCAACCGTCTGCCCTCTCATGCCGCTGAGGTTGACCACTACCGCAGGCACCGAACCGGCACTGGATCCTGCGGGCGCTTTGCTACCGAAACCAAGCCAGGAGGCGAGGCCCATCATTACCTCCTAGAGCATCACGAAATCAGAGTCTTCATAGGCTGAGCGGCGGACCTCTTCGACCTTTTGTCCGAGCAGCCAGTACGCCGACGCTTCGGCGATGACCGGGCTCGCATCGCCGGGTGAGTTCTTGCGATCGAAGAACCAGGCGTCACCGGCGGAGCGAGCGTGGACCGTTCGAGCGGACTCGTCTGCGACCTGCTGGCCGCGGTGACGGACCTTCCGTTGTTTGATCGCATCGAAGAACGCACCCGAGGACTTCGACAGTTCACCGCCACCGATGGGTACGACCGTCATGCCCGCGTCGGTCAGTTCGTCGGTCAGGCTCGACACCGGTGCGCCGCGTTCCTGCAGGGCGACTTGACCGTTGAACCATCCATCCTCGATCTCCTTGCGTTCAACGAGCCAGGGTTTAACCCAACTGGTACCGACGCGGGAGGCGACGATTTCAAGGTGCACCAGACCGTCCTCACGTTCAGCGGCGATGGCGATGTGCGCACGCTTGCGATCCCACGACACATCGACGGCAACGGCGACCCGAGTGCCGGTTGCGCGACGCGATGCCTTGTCCATCAGGCCGAGCCAATCCTCCTCGTCGATGATGCCGACTTGGATCTGCTCGACTTCCTGGCAGAGGTTCTCGGTACGGAAACCATTGTCCGTTTTCGTTTCCCGGTCCGCCTGCAGCGCCGCTGGCGTCAGGGTGTAGCCGAGCGAGGGATTCGCCTGTGCGCGAGCGTCCCAGTCGTCGAGATCGCATCCGTCCGGGCCGGACCACTCGAACAGTGCAAGAGTGACCTCGTCCGTGCGGTGGGTCTCGATCGCGTTCTTGGCGCGGCCCCGAAGATCGCGTAGTACCACCGAGTGGACGTCACCGGCGTTCGACGCGCAGACCGTCTGTGCGCGAGGCGGAATCAGCGTCGTGGATGACAGCGCATTCCACGCCTCCCAGGACTTGTGCTCGCGCAGCTCGTCGAGGAACAACAGGTCGGCAGTCTTGCCGCGGCCGGCGTCACGTTCGAGCGTTTCTACGATGTACTTTCCGCCGCGCTTCGTCGGTGTCTTCTTGTTCGGGCGCAGTCGCATCGCCTTGGCACCATTGACGCGCTTCGGCTTGAACATTCGCTTCTTCAGTGCCGGGATTGCTTCGGCCTGATCGACGATGTCTTCCCAGATATCCTCGGCGTCACCGAGCGACTGGGCAGCGCCGATCACCAACTCTGCACCGTCGATGAACAGGCGCCACAGAATCAGCGCCTTGATCAGCGTCGTCTTCCCGTTCTGACGACTGACGAGCAGTAGCACTCGCTTGAAGCGGAACGTGCCGTCGTCGTTGAGTTCGAGCGCGTGGATCAGGAACCACTTCTGCCAGGGTAGGAGTGTCATCCGAAGGACGGTCTCGGCGAAGCGGATGCACTCGAAGCCTGCGCTCGTCGCCGGGGTCAGCTCGCGAAGCGGTGGAGTGAAGAGTCGAGGTTCGGTGCAGCCCTTGAGGTCAGACCGACTTGAGAGCAACGCGGTCATTGAAGATCGCATCCACTTCGTCGCCTTCGGGCGCGGACTGAAGATTCAACTTCGCCGCACCTTCCGGGGTCAGTCCCAATCCGGTGAGTACTTTATGCAGAGTCGGCACCGGTCCGAATGTTGCCTTCGTCGCAGCGTCCGGACCCTCGGCAACCGCGTCGTCGATGACCCGAGCCAGCATCCGCGCCTGCTCGATCGAGGCCCGATATTGCTCGGAGTCCTTCAGGTGATCGGCGGCTCTGACCGCTGCGTTGACCTCCGAAAGTTGCGTCTTTCTCGCCATGATGCAACCTCCGATACTGGGTTACTCGCGCGCGCGAGCCCGGTCAGGGCCGAGGAGGGAGAGAACCAGTAACCGGTGGAGTGGTCCCGGGCCTCTGACCTGCAGTGATGTCGAGGCCCCTACCCCATGCCTCTGACCTGCGGGTTTACCTATCCATCGTCACCACTCCTCGCTGAGTGATCCGAGGGTGGGAGTGACTTCGGCATTGCCCCGTGAGCCGTTGCAGCTCTTGTGGGATGGCCGGAAGTTCGCAGGGTCGTCCACCAGCGCCGGGTGCGTCGACACTGGATAGAAGTGATCGAGCTCGAAGGCGTCGGGGTTGTCCTTTGGCACGCCGTAGTCGATGGGCTGTGAGCACAGGTGACATGGTGATCGTCGGTTTTCGCACTGCTGCCTGAATTCGGCTCGCAGTGCCTTATGCCTTCGAGTGCTGCGCTCATTGGCCATCAGCCTCTCGCTTCGATCCGCGCCTTCACTCGGGCTCGCTGTTCATTCAACCGATCGACCGCGTCGGAGTTGCCCATGCGAGTAGCTCGTCCGATGAGTACGTCAACGTCGAAGAGTTCGTCTTCAAGACTCGGGCACATCGGCGTTCGCCTCCTCGATCTTGACGAGCAGCTGCCTCACCACATCGGCATGAGCCTTGGCCTTCGATGGATGCTTGGCATTGGCGCCACAGGGATGCGCGGCTACCCACTCACCACCGGGCGTCTGCGACAGGTCGATCTTCTCGGCGTCGTAGAAGTCTTCGGGATTCGGCGTGGGCCAGGTTCCGTCCTCGGCCTTGGTGATGTGAATGCCGAGGTCATGGGCTTGGCCGTCGGGTGTGGGAACCCAGCGGACTTCCTCGCATTCGGGGTGGTGTCGCCATCCTCGTGAATGCAGGTATGCCGCAAGACGTGTGGGCTGCTTGATCTCGAACCGTGTCGGCTCTGCCTTCTTCGCTGCGCCGAGGTCGTACTCGGGCAGGTGGACGACGGCCAACTCGTCGGAGAGCGCCTTGACTTCGGGGTCTACCTTGGCGAGCGCGGTCTGATCGGCGACCGCACCGGTGAGTTGTTCACGCAGCCAGTCGGCATGCTTCGGCGAAGTCCACACGCCAGGGTTGTTCGGGTCCTCGACGTAGCCGGGTGGCCGTCCGTTGTTGAACCGAACTTCCTTGACGACCTCTTTGCCGTCTTCGCGCTCAGTCACCAAGGCCTCCACATCATCCACGTTCGGGTCAGGGTCCACTTGATCAGCGCGAGGCTGGGCATCAGATCACCCAGAACTCGATCAGCGCCCACACAATTCGGATCGCTTCGATCAGGTCGAGGATGGCGGTCATGCGCTGGCCTTTCGGAGTTGCACGAGTCTGTCTTGCGCATCTGCCAGTCGGGCGTCAGCCTGCCATCTCGGACTCCATGGGCCGTAGACGCCAGACCTTTCCGGATCTGCGTAGACCCTCTGACGATGCAGTTGCGCTGCTTCGATATTGAGAATGGCCAGCTCAACCTTGGGATCGCCTACGGGTTCCGGCACAGACAGGCGATCCAGTTGCTCTGCGACGCTTTCGGAAATCGCATCCACGATGCCCGACGACGGAAGCAGCATGCCCGGAATCGTCGTGCACGAGAACGCAACGATCGACACGAGTTCGAGTGTCAGGCTGCGTTGCTCATAGTTCATCGAGCGGAGGATCGATCCGATGTCGTCGTACGTATGACTCACGCCTGCACCCGTTTCGCTGAATCGAAGACTGAGCTGCCATCTAGTTCCCCTGGCTGGACTTGAACCAGCTCTCCCGGCAGAGCACCATGAAGGTCTCCATCGCCCGGCAGTCCCGCGACCCCAAGGGAATCTTTCAGTTGTGCGGCTACCGCATGGGGATCACCGCGTACCCCACTGAGAGCGGGGACGATTGGGCCTATGCTCGCGGAGGCCAGTTCCAATGACCGGGTGTTGGAGTCTCGGCAAACGGCACGCCAGGATTGAAGAACATGCCCGTGGGGTTGAGGACGCACAGACCGACGAGAGTCTTCTTGGGGAGATCCGCGAAGGGAGTTCTGATTTCCCGTCCCGCGATCTGTTGCACGAACTGGTCTCGGTCGCCACCGCCATGCTCATACGTTCCCTCGATGCCTACCATCGCCTCGGAGTCGATGACGTGCTGAACCTCGGTGATGATCGCAGCCCGGGGTTCCGGCAGGTATTCCCCGCCCGGAGTTCCATAGGACTGATAGTGGACGATCCGTCCGATGGTTGGCTGCATTGCGTCCGCCTCTCGTTGACGTTGATTCCACCCAGGCAGAGGCTCGGCGAAAACTCCGCCATAGTGAGCCGCTTGGATTCCGTGGTTCCCGCAATTCGCAGACGGGCGGTGACTGAACCTGAGTGGAAGATTGTGGCGTTGATTCCTGGAGCACCCACCGGTGATGTTTCGGCTAGTGCATCGACAGATCCAGACGCGCCCCTGGATACGAAGAAGCGCCACACCTTGTCCGAAAGACACGTGTAGCGCAGCTCCGACCTTATCAGATTTTTTTGCCGCTCATGCGTGCTGGTTCATTTCCAGTATCGCGGCTTGATCTTCGGCTTCTCGACCTTGGGCTTTCTTTGCCATTCCGAATCGTCCCACCATGTGTGTCTACGGTTTTCGGCGACGGTTTGAATGTGGTGGTCGAGTGCAGGGTTCGGTTTGTACCATTCGCGGCCGGCGGCTCGTGAATGTGCGAATTCGCGGTGTCGCTGGGTTTCGAGTTTGAGGCTTCCGTCTTCGACTGCTAGAAGTTGCGTTCCGGGTGGGTAGGAGGCGAGTCGTTGCTCCAGGTTGCTTGCGAACCCAATCTTGAAGAGTTCGCCGATGCGGAGGTAGTAGACGTATCCGGGTCGGTTTCGCTTCTCCTCGGCTGTCTCTTTGGCTTGTTCGCGAACTGCGATCTTGTGTTGTTCCTTCGCCTTGTTTTCGGCGTCTTTCGCTTTGACCTGTTCGAGAGTCATTCGGCTCTCGCGTAGTTCTTCGTCGACTATCGACCACATGAACAGTGAGTGTTCTCGACAGTATTGCGCTCCGGCGCGGAGTATTCGGAGGTCTGCTCGTTGGCCGCACATCTGCCATAGGCAACGCTGATTACTGAGCGTGAATGGTTCAGTTTCCATCCGAGATAACTCCTTCCAGCGGCGTGCAGTCGATGACCTTTGCGAGGTGAGTGAAGTACTCGAAGCCCCAGTGATGACCGCATGCCTGACAGCTGCATCCCATGTTGCTGACATTCAACACTGGGACTCTGACATTTTCGCCGAGTGCGTCTTTCCTGTAGGTCCACTTTTCTCCGCAGGCTGGGCAGGGTGCGGTGAGGGTGAAGTGGTCGCGGCCTCCGTCGAGGAGAGATTCTGCGGTGGATACCCAGTCGTTGATCATTTTTGAGACGTCGTCCAGGAAGCTGGAGTCTTGTGGTCGCCAGCTCGCTTTGTTGAGGGATTCGAGTCTGGACAGGGTGTTTCCTGTTTCGGGCCACCATTGGTGGACGGTGCTGTCTACTTTGTTGATCCAGTCAACGCCGTCCACCCATAGCGGTGGCATGGAGCGGGCAACTCCGCCGTGTGAGGTGCCTTGTTGCCCTTGGGTGTTTTCGACCATCTCGGAATAGATGCTCGGTTTTGTGATGATTCGGCTGATGCCTTCTACTCGATGTGTGCGCACTTTTGGTGCGACGAGAGAGCTGATCGCGTCATCTAGATTTCGGAGTGCTAATGGTAGGCATTCGCCCTGTTCAACGCTCATGGTCACACCTTCCCAACAGTCCGCAACTCTGGACTGATTCTACCACATATCACACCCAGTTTCATTGTGCCACAACATGTTTCACCACAGTCGCACAACTCGCACTTTCAGTCGTCCACACCCTGCGCACCACTTCTTCTGCTGCATCTTCTGTCCATCCGGATTTCCATTGGCCTCGTAGTTGTAGACGTCGATCAGCGTCCCGTTCTCCCACTTTCCCCACTTGTGCAGATGTATCACTTGACCCTCCTTGTCGGTTTGATGGCGTTGCGTCTCATCCGATCCGGTCGGACCGCCCACATCGGACGCTCAGGATCAGGTGGACGTTTCGGTGGTGATCCGAGCTTTGCGTGCTCGAACAGCAGCATCGACTCAAGCTGTCCCGTTGCCCACAGGTGCCACAGCATCGGGCCAGCCTCGTGAATGCTCAGCACCACTGGTTCCGGTTCCGGTGCTGTCCAGGTGCATTCAACCGGCGCGTACGTCGTCTCCCACTGCTCAATCCCGTCGGATTCAGAGATGAACCGGGGCAACTCAACCATCCCGAATTCCCTTCCGTCGACGTACAGCACTCCCGTTGGCGCGCAGTGCACGCCGGCGCCCATATCCGTCCACGCGCTCATCCCACATCCCCTGGAGTGAAGAGGACGGTCGCGGGGAGGGCGAGCCCACCCCATTGGAATGATCGGTGAATGCCGAATACCACACCCTCGGTTCGGTCGAGTTTCGCTGCAATAGTGCCGGCAGCGGAGTGCACCACTGCCCCTACTGGCAGCGCATCCAATTCGGCCGCGCTGTTCACCGTGCGAGGCTTGCGGTATCCCTCAGCCCAGAGGTTGTCGGCTACAGCGTGTGCGTCTCTGCCTGAGTAGCCGCCGAAGTCGGTGGTTTCGGTGCGCCAGATCGTGTCGGACAGTGCGGCCAGTTCGTCTCTCGCGGGTGTGGCCTGTGATCGGATCTCACTCACAACGACTCCTCAGAAGGCTTGGCGGTGAACAGTTCTTCCCATGGGACTTGCCCGTCAATCGGCAGCAGCCGTTTCGGTTCCTTGCGGGTTTCGATGATGATCACGACCTTGCGCCACGCGAAAATTCTTGCGCCGTATCCGGAGGTCTTCATGCGATCCGCTGACCGCCGCAATAGCTCAATCGTGGCCTTGCTGGTTAGGTGCGCTACCAGTGGTCGGCTCATTGCTGTTCCCCGTCCAAAGCTGCGCGGATCGTCTGGCGCTCAATGCCGTACGGGTCTTTGGCCCGAGGGAAGTCGATCCGGTGCAGCGGACCCTCAGCTAAGGCCTTCTCAACCCTGGCGATCGTGGCCTCAGCCTTCTCTGCGCGGGCACGTTCACGTCCAACCTCTTGCTGGGCGATGCCGATCATTTCCCACACCGGTTCGGGTGGCCGTTCCAGCTCGTCCCAGCATTCGATCTCGGACTGCACCATGTGGCCGATCATGTGCTCAAGGTCGGCATAGGTTGTGGGTCGTTCGTAGGTGAAGCCGATCGGGGTGGTTTTCGGCCATTCGTGCCGCCCGTTGGTGTGCTGCCCCACCACCAACGCCACATGCGCGGGATGGCCTTTCATCATCCCGATCCAGCCACAACGGCATCCGTTCGGCCTGCCGGTCACAGTCCAGATGAATGTGTGCGCTGCGATGAGGTCGGTCAACCCCGGATCAGGCGCGGTCACGACGACACCTCGGTAATCGCGACAGCCCACGGCGTTCCCGGTTCAGCCCAATCCCAGCAGTAGCCGTCACCTTCGGGTCGAATGTTTGTTGCCCACTTGTGCTCCACGCCTTCGATCAGATCTTTGGCAGTGAATGCGTCACGCAAGTCCTCTTCGATCCCGTTCTCACGGCTCAGGTGGTTGATTGCGGCGACGACACGGCGAGGTTCGTGGTGGCCGAACGCGTACCATCCCCAATCATCTTCGCGGTCACTGATGTGGATTCCGTAGCGCGCTTGACCAAAGTCCTCGGCGGTGAGAATGATGCTCATGGCGTCTCCAGTGCTTGTCGGATCATCGCTGCGTGTTGGCGATGTAGGGCGATTTGAGTTGTGTGGGTTGGGTTGGCTTCTTCGATTGCGGCGGCTCGTGATTCGAGGTCGCCTGCCAGTGCTTGGACTCGCTCGACAGCTCGGGCCCAGCCTTGCGATATCAGGGCGCAGTGATCGCAAGGCTTTTCGGGCGTTTTCGTGTGCTCAACATCCACCCCAGTCATGACTTGCCACCCATCGCTGCGAGGAGTTGCTTGGCGTTCTCTGCGGCCTGTTCGAGTGTGTAGGTGACCTTGACGAGTTCACTTCGTCGTCCGCCGGGGTGAGCCTCGATGACATGAGCGACAACGAACTCGCCTTCACGCTTCCAGCCGATGCCAATCGGGAAGGTGCTCATGCTCACCTCTCCTCGGCCGCAACGAACGGGGCCTGTGCCGCGAGAGAATCCGTGCACACCGGCCACTCGCCGCTAACTGTCGTGACCTTGTCACCCTCACGTCGCATCCAGCACCCAATGTTCCGATCGGTAAGGAACCAAACACCTTCGGGCACTTCCTGCCATGTCTGCCACGGTCCGGTTTCGGTGGGGGCAGGGACAACCGGCGAGGAGGTGGGGTTGTTCCACCTGAGACCTTCACGGTCGGCGTGGACGCCGGAATGTCTAGCGGGGAGTACGCACAGACGCACCGCGCACAGTTCCGCTTTCGTCTCCTCCTCGGCGGGTTCGGTAGGGGCGGACTGAGCGAATGGATCAGCCCAGGGCTGCGGGAACTTCGACCAAGGAACCTCCATGTAAGGGCCGGAGGACGGCAGGAAGTCCTCATCCCGCAGTAACTTCGACCACTCCGGGCCAGCGTTCAGGCACAGTCGCAAGTCCCCTGACTGGTTGCGTACGAACAGGCTTGATCCTTCGCCGCCGTGCGTGCGGAACAGGGTGTTGTTCGGTACGTCCTGGATCGTTGGGAAGCTGCGGCGCTCCTCGGCGGGTTCGGCAGGGGCGGGTGGCCACTGCACATCTCGCCTCGAATCGAAATGCGTGCCTTGGTGCCCTTTCAACATCGTGCAAAACAGAGTCGCCAACTGGGGGTGAGGCAGCCGGCAATCCCGATTCTCGGGAAACCTCTCGCGGAGGCGATCTCGTGAGCTGAGATCGCCGCGGCCCTCCCAGATCACGTTCAGGAAGTCGGCATGCTCCTCGGCGGTGAGCGTGTAACTCACCTGGCAGTCGATGAGTCCGTTGATGATGGTGCCGCCTCTTGCCTCGGCGGGTTCGGTTGCCGGGAACAGGGCGCTACGCTTCGTCAACTCCCGGTCGATGTACCAGCGCGCCTTCTCCAGGTCCTGGATTGCCGAGCCCTTGAGGTCTGCCCGCCAGATGTACTTGACGGCGTTACCGAGGTTGAAGCCCATGTGCTCGGTGATTTGAATGCACTCCACGCCCGATGGATGTTCGGTGTAGTGCGCCGGATGGTTCACGGGGTCTGTCATGAGTTCTCCTCTGCAAGTGCGTATTTGCGGGCGAGTTTGGTGCTGGCAAGTCGTGCGACGTCGTAGGCCGACCGTGCGTGTCTGAGTTGGCCGCCTCCGATTCGGGCTTCCCATCCGGCCTTCCGTCGTTCTCCGGGTGAGACGAGCACTCCGGGGTAGGTGCCAAGTGGTTGTGAGCCGTTCTTGTTGGGTCGGATCTGGGTGACGTTGACGGGCCAGTCGACTCCGAGGACTGCGCCGAGTACTTCGGCGGTGGCGAGCAGTGCGGTGGGGTCGACTGCGGCGCGGCCTTTCATGTGCCAGCTCGGTCGGGTGATGGTCTCGACAGCGACTAGGTCGACGTCGTGGATTTGGAGGAGCAGCGCGCTAGCTTCGAGGACCGCGAGGACGTAGCGCCGTTCTGCGGGAAATATCTCCCCTTCTGAGGTGATGGTCTGATGAGCGAGGATTTCGTCGCCTGAGAGGACGCAGAGCCCCGTTGCGCGCGCTCCGGGATCAATTCCGAGGATCGTTCTCATGCTTGAGCCTTCGCGGCTCGGTACTGCTGGATGCCCCAGGCGATCGCGTGGCAGATCAGGATGAACTGCCCGTCGTAGTCCCGCAGAGCCCATTCCCAGGCGTCGGTGAACTGGTAGTCGACGCGGTGGTCTCGGTACTTGCGGATTCGTTCTGGCCTGAAGTCGACACCCTTCTCTCGAGATGGTTCCGGGATTCGGTACGTGAAGTCGTTGATCGCTCGACGCGCCTCGTTTTCGTCTTCGAGGTACTCGATGACTTCTTCGCGAATTGCGCGCCACAGCGGACCATTGGGCTCGTCTCGCTGCAGGCGGTCCTCCCAGAAGCGCTCGATGACGTGACGTTGCGCGAGCTCCGGCGAGTACTCCATCGTGCGTTCGCGTCCCGCGACGACCTTCTCGGCCCAGTAGTGCGGATTGATCTCGCGATCGCCGCCGAAGAATTCGAACATGTCGTAGAGCCTGTTGAACGTGTACGAGCTGAGATCTCCGGAGACTGCGAGATGTCCGGGCCACGTCACGAGATCGAAGCGCCAGATGTTCGTTCCGGGCTTGGCGAATTTGAGATGGCGGTACACGCCGTCGTCGTGGAGGATCTCCATCTCGTGCTCGGAGGTCTCGCGATCGAACATTTCCTTGGGTGTCGCGGTGCGTGTCATGCGGCACCGCCGAGAACGCAAACCCCTGTGGATAACTCAGATGCCGGCAAGCGAAGCGCCGGCGAATCCACCACACCCCGAGCAAATTTCGGTCGTTTCTCGCACGCGTCTCTTACGTAGGAAGAAGAGATTTCTCTTGAGTATTTATCTACGTAAGTCCGTACGTTCGTACGTAGGGTAGTGCCATTGTCAAATTGGAATGGCAAATCGCGTTTTGCCATCGTTTTGCCATCGGTTTTGCCATATGGCAAAAGTGCCTTCAGTTTCCCCATTTTGCTTCCGCTCCCTTCTTGCCTGCTGCGCTTCGTGTGTCGTGTAATGCCTGCTGAGCGAACCCAACGACGTTCCGGTTGCCGTAGTTCTTGATCCGAAATCCACCACCGGGAACCACTTCCCAAAGCCCACAAATGACGAGCAGTTTCGCTTCGCCTGGAGTGCAGTGAATGAACGGAAGGGCCGCTTTTTTGATGAGCCCATCTGTGCCATTTCCGGCCGAGTAGAGGTAGGAACAGACGTAAACGAACGCTGCGCCCTTACCTTTCGGGCTCTCGCTCAGGAGGTCGAGAATCTTGTCGTGCGTCGGAAGGTTGGTGTCCGACCGCGCCCATGGGAGTCCCACTAGCTGCCTTTCGTGGCCGCATGCTTGTTGCTGTGGGCGCCGAAGTCTCGGCCTCCCGCGATAGCCCACCGCTCGTCCGTTTTGATGGCCCACGCGAGGCACTCCTCGCGGACAGGGCATTCGAAGCAGATCGCGCGGGCGGGGAAGCTCGCTTCGCGACGCGCCTTCTTGTTGTGGACCTGGTTCGGGAACCACAGCTCAGGATCGTGATCGCGACACTTGGCACGTGCGCGCCAATCGATGTCGTCACTCATGTGAATAGCTCCTGTGCATAAGCCGGGCCGCCACCACCTCGATGGCGGCCCGGATCTGTTGCGGGGTTGGGGATCAGGCGGGCTGCTCGGATTCCAGGAATGTGATCAGTGCAACCGCCTCATCGGCAGCGAGATCAGCGGCGCTCTCGAAGTCACGGCCGTACTGCTTCTTGAGCCAGGCGAGCTTCTTTTCCTTCGTGTCGCATCCGTCCTTGTCGAGCAGTCGCGCGAGTGTCAGCTGCTGCTCATTGCTGGCCATCTCGACGGCATCGGTAACGTCTGCCGGCGCAGGCTCGTCGGCTGGAGTCGGGCTCGGTTCAACCTCAGACGCAAGACCGAGAGCTTCCTCGAGCCCAGATCCGCCGCGCTTGGTGGTGGGCACGCGCTCCGATGTGACGGACGTCGATTCTCCGTCGATGATCTGGACGGCATCCTCGAGCACCATGCCTGAGAAGTCGTTCGGGTACGCCTTGCGCCACGCTGCGGCCTCCGCACACTTGGCAAGTTGGTTGGCAGGCATCTTCGCCCACATTGAGTTCGGGTGCTGCTGGCCGTCTTTGGAGTACGTCTGCACGTACTCGCCGTACATCGCTACGGATGCGTACTTGACGCCGTTCTTGACGACGACGTACTTCGCAGCGAGCGGTGGACGATTCGGGTCGAGCCAGACGTCATCCCATCCGCCGTCGGCGCCGCGCCAGAACGGACCCTCGACCGCGATGTCGTCACCGGCGATGCGCGCCAGGCGATGTCCGGTCACTCGGTAGCCGTCGATCCCCGTCTGGATCGTGTACTTCATGACCCATTCTTCGTCTTGGCGCTTCGCGCGCTCGTTCCATACCTTGATCTTCGTTCGGCGTCCGAGCATGTAGATCTGCTTCGCGAACGGATCGAGCCCGGTGCGCTTCGCCTGGTGGAAGAACAGGTCGAGGTCACCCTTCGGCGCATCCTCGATGCCTAGCTGCCGGAGTGCCGCGACCTGTGCATCGGTGAACGACGACTGCGCGGGGTCGATGACGAGATCGGTTGCGTTGCCGCGTACTGCGAGTTCATTAGTCATGCGGAGAGCCTTTCGATTGCTGCGATGTCTGTTTTCTTGTCTGCGTAAAGCGCGATCGAGCCGCCCCGAGCGGGTTGTCGACGCGCGATATGTTCGTGAACCTCAGCGCCGTCGATGTGCCGAATCACCTCGGCATGCTGTGCGAGGCCCATCTCGTTCAACACTTTCGACTTGAGTCCCACTCGGCGGGCCTCCAATGCTTCGAAGTCCCTATCCACCTGGAGGAACTCAGCGGCAAGGCTCGGGGTGAGCTGAACTGTCGTTCCATCGATCTTGGGATTCAGTCGACGCACGGTCTCGTAGGTGCTGATCGAGTCGTCGAGGTCCGGTGCCACACCGTTGGCCAGGCTGTCGTTCCACTTTTGGACGGCTGACAGGATCGCGGCAGCGACGTGAGCCTTGTACTCGATGTGGTATATCTTCGGCTTGCCGTACTGCGGCCACAGAACGAGATCCGCCGGATCGAGCCACCCGGAAACCATCTGCTGGAAGATGATCTGCGCCTCGTAATCGATTGGCACTATGCCTGTTCCGTCGTCGCCGTATTCGTAGATGTCGCGGGCAGTCTTCTTCTCGACCACACGTCTGTGAGTTCCACGCGAGGCGCGGGCATCGATCGTTGCCGCGTTGCCGAAAGGCAGGGCTATGTCGGTGTACTGCACCTCGCCCGGAGACAGCCGCCAGCCCGGGTTACGCAGTTTCCAGTACTCCCCCGCCGCCAGCTCGGCTGCATGGCCGTAGTCGAAATCATCCTGCTGCGCCTTACCGATCTGCTCGGGTTCGAGGTTGCCGGCCATCTCATGCCAGAGCGTGTACTGGGACTTGAATCGTGAGATGCCGAGGATGGACGGGATCTTCGACGCGGTGATCAGCTTCAGCCACTCGGGCGATCCGGGCTCAGCCTTGTCGGTGACGATCCGCGAGGTCACTGCGCCACCCCCGCTTCCGCGCCGAGGGCCTTGATCCGATCCGGCTTGAAACCGGAACAGTGCGCGACCTCCCCATCAGCTTCGACAATCACGACGGGCGCCGAGAAGTATCCGAGATCGATCGCCTTCTGACGGGCGTCCGCATCGACGGTGATGTCGACGACGTCGTACTCGATGCCGTGCTTGTCGAAGTGCGTCTTGGTGAAATCGCACTGGACGCAATCAGGTTTGGTGAGGACAGTGACGTTCATCGTCGACTCCAATCGATCATGAGGTTGTCGGGGTGGGTGGCCCAGATATTGGGGCCGTACTGGACGTTCACGAGCTGTCGGCCGTCCCTGTCGACGCTGCGGATGATGCCGGGCTCGGTTTCGAGAGTTGCTGGGTGCGTGTAGATCACCGGCTTGCCGATGCACACGATGGCTTCGTTGAGCTTCATTCCGGCTCTCCGTCCCTTGCTGAGTCGAACGCCTCGCGACGTTCGGATTCGATGCGAGCGAGCTTGAAAGTGGCGGCGTCTGCCTGGCCTCCGAACACGCAACTGGGAGCGCAGGGGGCGGACCGCAATTTGCTGCAGGTCTCGCACTTCCATGTGATGTAGTGCTTCACCGGTTCGGCCGGCTGACGCTCCGGAAAGTGCTCGACGCAGTCCGCGACGAGACGGTCGTACGCGTGATCGACCTGTTCGCCGATCTCCTGCTCGTACCAGTGAGGGCTGTTGACCGGATCCTGTAGCGAGTCGTAAGTCATGCCTGCTCCTCGAATGGAAGTTCCTGCACGATTCCGCCCGTGAACCCTGCTGGCGGCACGACATCGAGAATTGAACTGAGGGTGAGGTGGTTGACCCAGGACATTGGCACCATGACCTCGACACAGATGTGAGAGTCCTTGTATGACGAGAGGTTTCCGGTGTCGTCGATCATCGCGAGCCCGACCACGCGGGAAGGTTGTCCGCTCATGCGACACCGCCGATGGGTGCGATCGAGTAGAGCCAGACCATCGCGACCGTGAATGCGGCGGCACCCACGATGCAGACCAGGTAGACCCACCACGCGACCTCGGGGGCCTTGACGATGGTCTGCTCAGCGCGATGCTTGCCGACATACTGCGGCTCGACACGCTGCGGCCGAAGCTCCCAGAAGTCAGCGATCTTCGAGTCAGTTGCGTTGTCTGGTGGGGTGTTTTGGGTATGCGTCATCGCAAAATGTCCTTCGCAGGAGAAATGGGAGTGTGGGAAGTTTGGGAAGTTTGGGCCGGTGGCGTCGAGTTGCCGGCCATCTGGACCGGCACGGTCCTACAGTGGTGACGCCACCGGAGTCTTTGGGTTACATCGGGATAGCGGCTCGGAGGGCGCCGAGTGCGGAGATGAAGTCACTGTCCGCTTCGATCAGTGCGAGCATCGCGGCCGTCTCCTCCTCGTCAGTGCGCGGACCGGTCGGGCAATCGAGATTGTGTTGCGCTACGAGTCGCGCGTCTTCGGCGTCGAACAGTGACCGGACGGCAGATTCGGCGAGCTGTCGCTGCATTGCGGTGGTGGCGATCATGCCGCTTCCTCCTGGTCACGAAGTCGTTTGCGAATCAGATCGATTCCGCGAGGCTTGATCGTGAGCGTGTAGTGCGCGCACTGACCTGACGAGTGATTCACCGTGTGCTCGCGCTGGCCAAAGTGCTCGGCAAACTCGGCGTAGTGCTCGTACTGCGTGGCCCCACACGCTGCGTAGCGGGTGAACATCAGACGTTGCTCGAGCATGAATGCGCGAAGTTCCTTCGCCTTCATCCCCAGCAGCTTCGCCGCCTGATCGACGAGCCGCTCGCCGCCACCTGCCGTGAGGTACGCGTCCGCGAGTTCTGCCTTGGGCTCGAGCTCCGCGATCACCGCATCTTTAGCGGCGAGAGTCGACTGCGCTTCAATGAGTGCAGCTGCCATCAGTGCGGGTCCGGTCAACGCCGGCGCCGTGGAATATGTGCCTGTTTTGCGGATCGTTGGCAGGACGGTTCCAGTGATCCAGCGGCGGAAGGTTACGGCCTCGGGTTTGTCTGACCGGAAGACGACTTCGTACATTCCGGACTCGTTGACAATGGTGACCGAACGGCGTTGCCCCCCTGAGCTGATATGAGTCTGACTCACACCAGCCGGATCGATCCGTTCAGCAACTCTTGCGGGGGTTGTAAGATCTAGGACCTTGCAGAGATCCGCGAGGACAAACCAGGGTTCGCCATCGATGATCGTGGTGCGGATAGTGGCGTAAAGGTCGGTCGAGGCATACGTGAAGCGTTCAATGCTCATGCGGCCCACCCGATCCTGATTGATACGGTATTCTCAGTCATCAGACTCCTTTCCAGAGGTGATCGATCGGCCGTCATCTGTTCCCGCAGATGGCGGCATTTTCATGCGGTGCGCCGGAGCCTTTGAGGCTTGACGCCAGATCGCCACGCGATCGCGTCGGACGGAAGAATCAGCCACCGACTCTTGCGGCTTCCGGTCTGCCGGGCCTTGAGTTCGCCTCGCTGGCAAGCAATCACGACTGCGTCGTACGACGGACTGGTGTACGTGCCCGGCCCCTGCCACCCGAGCAGGTGTGCAATCTGTTTCGGAGTCTGCGGAATCTCGGCGTTCATGCCGCGCTCCGAGTGAGGGCGTCCGATGTCGGGATGAGTTGTTCGAAAGGAACATCGAGTGCGATCGCGATCAGTACGATCTGATCGAGGCCAAACGAGACCTGCCCGTTCAGTCGACGCTTGAGTGTCGATGTGGGGATTCCGGTGGCGTCTGACAGAGATTCAATGGTCGCGCCGGCTGCCTTTTTGGCGTCTCGCACGGCCGCTGCGGTGAGTTCGTTGATTGGGACCATGTGGACTAGATTAAGGACCATACGGACCAAATGTCAAGCGTGGGATTACGTGGCTTGGTCCATACGGGACAAAGAAGTTTCGTTTCGGTCCTAAATGTGGTCTAATGTGACCTATGGATATAGAACAGCTGAACAGGATGATCGGCGACGAGATTCGAGCAGCTCGCGCGCGAATGAACCTCAGCAGGGAAGCGTTGGCCACGAAGACGGGCCTGAGTTCAAAGACTATCCAGCGCCTTGAGAATGGTGAGCGTCCCGCGGACATGGCTCAAATGGGGGCGATCTGTGAAGTCTTCGGCGAGCAGATACCTGAGTTGCTAGGTCGCGCTATCGCAAGACTGGATCAATAGCTTCCAGTCCAACTGGAGAGCGTGAGCGATCACCACGATCTCGGACACCGAGAACTCACGCTCTCCAAGGATCTGCTGCCGCACCTGTCGCGCCGATCGCTTTGTCAGTCCCGCTACACGCTCGAGACTGATGGATCGATCAACAACTACTGCTCGGTGCAGCTCCGCCTCAATTGTCATTTACTCCGCCTTTGGATCTTCCCTACCATTCGAACCTCGAACAGTTCGAACATATGTTCGCACACAACGGCGACATCGGTCCGCTATTGGTCCGTTTCTTGAAAGGAGTCGTGGATGGCAACCATCAAGTCGTACGACACGAAGTCAGGCCTGCGGTACAAGGTTCGGTACATGAAGCCAGACGGCTCCCAAGGGTCCAAAGCAGGCTTCCCGAGCAAGCCTGCGGCCGAGAGTTTCGCCAATCGCATCGAGGTCAGGAAGCTCGACGGCGAGTTCGTAGACCCGAAGCACGGCAAACTCACTGTCGAATCGTTGGCACAACCGTGGCTCGATACCAAGAAGGCGAAGCTGAAGGCCTCGGCCTACAAGCCGCTCGAATCTGCATGGAGAGTTCACGTAAAGCCCGAGTGGGGCACTGTGCGAATTGCGGACATCGAAGTCACGATGGTCGAGGACTGGATCACAGACCTAGTCACCGATCAGAGAGACCCCGCCAATCCGGAAGTGATAATCAAGAAGGCTGCGAGCGCGACACCGGTGATCCGTGCGCACGCCGTTCTGTCCGGGCTGCTCGACCGGGCGGTGCGAGACCGGAAGATCCTCGCGAACAAGGCTCGCGATGTAGACAACCTCCCGCGGAAAGTTGCGAAGCGAAAGATCTATCTGACACACGCTCAGGTCGCCTCGCTGGCCGATAGTGCCGGCGAATGGTCAACCCTCGTCTTGTTCCTGGCGTACTGCGGCCTCCGGTGGGGTGAGGCTATCGGACTGCAAGTTGGCGACCTCGACCTTCTGCGCCGGCGCGTGAGCGTCAACCGGAACGCCGTAGAGGTCGGATCGGAGATCGTCGTGGGGACTCCGAAGTCGAACAAGCCTCGCTCGATCCCCATCCCCGCATTCCTCGTCGACGAGCTTTCGAAGCAGTGCGTCGGAAAGGGTCGCGAGTCGCTGGTCTTCTCGGGACCGGACGGCGACTTCATGCGCCGGCCGAAGACGCCACGCGGGTGGTTTATCCGAGCCGTAGAGGCCGCAGAGCTCCCGACGATCACTCCACACGACCTTCGGCACACCGCGGCGTCACTGGCAATCTCAGCGGGCGCAAACGTGAAGGCTGTGCAGAGGATGCTCGGTCATGAGTCCGCGGCGCTCACCCTGGACGTGTACGCAGAACTGTTCGACGACGATCTGGACACCGTCGCAAGTGCGCTGGATCGCGCTCGACTCGCTGTGATCAATTCGTAG